GCCAGCAATTGGATATCAGTATGCTTGGAATTACACAGGCGGCGGAACACCAATTTCACTAACCTCAATACCCAATCAGATCAAAGGAGCATCAGGGGCAATCAGCACAGATGCTACCTATGCGGGTTCAACCAGCAATAGATTTGATTTTGGCATTAACAACACCAGCGGTGCAAATCAAACAGTCTACTACGGTTACACCAGAGTTTAACGGTAAATACTTCAAAGAGAAGATAGATGACAAGTTTAAATTTTCCTTCAAATCCTGAATTAGGACAACAGTACACAAGTCCTAACGGAAAACCCTACTGGTGGAATGGAGTCAAGTGGTCCGTTAAACGCCCAGTAATTGAAACTGCGCCTGAACCAGTGGCGGAGCCCACACCTGAACCAGCGATTGTGGAAGAAACTCCTGTGATGTTTGCATCAGCATTTGCAGTCGACTAACAATACACAGAGTAAGCATTAGCTAAAGTAACGGTAAATATACTAAACGGAGCACAACATGGCAAGACTAACACTTCCAGTACGATTGGGACAATACGCAAATGACGGCACAGGCGATGATTTGCGCACTGCTTTTGAACGTGTAAACAACAGCTTCAGTGACTTGTTGGTCAGCGCACCCATAGAAAGTGCAGCAAATTTAGGACCCACAACAGGCAATGCTGCAGGGTTATTTGCAGGCAAAAATGGTGTTAGTTTAGAATTCAAAGGCCTGACCAGTACGGGCAGTAGCGTTGCAATAACCAGACCCAATGCTACCAGTGTGAACTTGGAAGCCATCACTAGACTACAAAGTGATACTGTTCCTACACTGGGCGGAAATTTAAACTTAAACAATTTTTATATTTCCAACGGTGACGTTCGCACAACTGTCAACAGTTACGATGTTCGTGTATTATCAAATCTAGTATCCTTAATGCTACCAGCATTCACAGCCAGTAACAACGCAGGATTTAATATCAACTTTGGAACAATAACTAGTCCCTCAGCTCCTAGCATAGACATGGGAACTATCTCACCAGTAACCAATGTTAATCGATTAGACTTTGGGACGATTGCGTAATGTCAGTTTTTAATCCCTGGACAGTAGCATCGGGATATAATTTAGGAAGTCACGTTGAAGGCACTTCCGTTGATATTCTCTTGCCTATAAATGTTCAAACAGGTGTTACCTTTACTGTTATTTCTGGCTTACTGCCCAGCGGGTTAGCCATACGTTATCTAGGCGGTAGTTGGAAACTGTTAGGAACTCCGTTTTTAACCACAAACAATACTGATTTTAGTTTTTGCATTAGAGCCAGCAACGGTGTCGGTATCAGTGACAGAACTTTTAAAATGGTTGTTTACACCACTGGACTGCCTGAGTTTATCACAGATGCTGGAGAATTACCAGTAGGAATAGGCGGGCAGTACTATGTCATGGACAACTCGTTTATTAGTTTTCAGTTGGATGGGTTTGATTACAATGACACAACTGGACAACCATTAAGATATTACATTGCAGACAACGACGGAACATTGCCACCTGGGGTTACATTAAACTCCAATGGACTGATAAGTGGATTTATCAAACCTGTATTACAGATTAGCATAGGCGATGGAAGTGGAAACTTTGACGAAAGTTTATTTGATAAAGTAGGATTTGACTTTGGTAAAACACCAACCAACGGTTATGATAGCTTTGCGTACGATAATGTATTTTACGATTACAACGACCTTACCACATCTCCACAGAGCCTAAGTGCTAACTATCAATTTCGTGTTACACTCACAGATGGAGTAAGTTCCACTCAGAGAGTTTTTAGAATATACGTAGCAGGGTCAGATGAATTCCGCGCAGACTCTACAACACAATCTGGTCAAGCTGGCGATTTCAATGCCAGTTCAAGTTTTATACGAACACCTGTTTGGATCACATCCAGCAACTTGGGTGTGTTCAGAGCCAACAATTATATTACAATTCCAATGGCCATGTATGATGACGACAGCGTAGTATTTGGAATTCAAGACGCAACAAAATTACCACCAGGATTACAATTTGATCCAAACGGCGGAGACTTATACGGCGTAGTTCCCTACCAACCAAGCGTTAGTAAATCATATTCATTTACATTAACCGCTACTAGATACGAAGAAGACGAATTTGTAACAGCCACAAAAACATTTACCCTAGTAGTGCTAGGCGATGTTACAAGTCAGATCCTATGGTCGACTCCAAGTGATTTAGGTTCAATTCCTGCAAACTATGTTAGCACGTTAAGTGTATTTGCAATTTCAACTGTACCTAATACCACAGTATCATATGTGATAAGTGATGGTGTATTGCCCAATGGATTAAGTTTAAATCCAGACGGTGAGATAATTGGAACGCCTGTTCAGTATTACGATCCTGTAAACAATATAAAAGGATTGACAACTATAGATGGTAGAACTACTACGTTTGACAACAATACTGTTACATTTGACCATGTTTATATTTTTAGCATTACAGCACAAGATCAGTATGGATACAGCGATGTTACTAGAAAATTCAAACTTACGATAGCCACACCAAACACAACATCTTATAGTAATGTAACTGCTAAACCATTATTAATTCCTGGACAGCGATTATTATGGAAAGACTTTATTAATAATTCAACTATATTTCCATCCAGCTCAATCTACAGACCAAACGATCCAAATTTTGGTTTAAGAACAGATTTAACCATGTTAGTTTACGCTGGCATTGAAACTGAACTAGCAGCCGCTTATGTAGGAGCAATGGGTCTTGGCGTTAAGAAGAAACGTTTTCAGTTTGGCAGTATAAAAACTGCTGTAGCAACTGATACAGTCACTGACCAAAATGTCTATGAAGTAGTTTATGTACAAATGATAGATCCGTCAGAACCTGATGGCAAACATTTGCCGTTGTCAATTACGGTGGCTAATCCAACTTCACAAGTAGTTTCTACAGATGCTAGTAATTCTATTTGGAGTACAAATCTTGCTGATTTAATAGCAGATGCACCAAATGCTAGCAGACCTGTATATAACGTTACAGCAGACAGTACAGGGTACACAGCGGGCAATCCACGCACCGATACATACTATCCTAACAGCATTACTAATTGGCAACAAAGATTGAGTGGCGTAGGACTAAATGAACGTAATTATTTGCCGCTTTGGATGCGCAGTATTCCTGTGGGCGAAAAAGAAGAGTTAGGATATGTTTTATGCGTTCCGTTATGCTTTTGTAAAGTAGGAACTTCAGAAACAATAGTCACAAATATTAAAAAACTCAGTGGTTTTGATTTTAAAAGCATTGATTTTACCATAGATAGATTCACAATAACAGCAGTTCTTAATTCCTCCAACGAGGTCGTACAAAGCGATAAATACCTTGTATTTAGAAACGATAGGATAACCGTATGACAAGCGCAATAGTTTATAACACAATTACTACCAATTACCCAGTAGCAGGGCAAGATAACGACAGCCAAGGGTTCCGTGATAACTTCACTGCTATCCGCGCTGGATTGTCTGTAGCTAAAGACGAGATTACTGATTTGCAAACTAATGGCATTGATGTTACCAACTCCATAAATAATTTGCAAGGAACTACACTTACTAACGGATTGTATAATCAGTTTAGTGGAACATTCCTTCCTCTAACACAATCAGCAAACACTGTTCCAAATTATCTTACTATGTCAGTTGATTTTACACTAGGTGCTGTTCAGCAGTTTACTATAAAATACACAGGCACACAAATTAACTTTACCAATTGGCCTGTTAACAATACTCCAACAGGAGCTAACTATCATAGTTCATTAAAAATTATTCTTAAATCCGTCGATGCGTTGGCTACAAGAACAATTACATTTGGTGCAAGTTTAGGCGGTGCTGTTAAAAAAGCAACAGGCGATTCTGTATTGACACAAGCAAGTGCAACTGCTACAATGACCTTGGGACAAACTGGTTTGACTTATGTTTTAGAAGCGTGGACTGTTGACAGTGGACAAACAGTATTTTTAAGAACTATTAACACATACTAATGCATCCGTTAGCTGGCGATTTCGAAGCTCTCAAAGATAGTGAGATTGAAGCAAAGATTCAAGATCTTTCGCGTAAGTATTTTATGACGCATAATTCGGACGTTCAACAACAAATCAGCATGATATTGAACGATTACAATCAAGAGCTTTCTAAACGTAGACAAGCGGCTTTGGAAAAAATGATGAAAACGGCTGATAAAAGCATTGACAAATTAGTTAAAGTCAACTAAAATATAGGCTATGCGCCTAGATCAATTCGGTAACCCTATTTTTAATTCTGTAGATATATTCAAATTCCTATACCAAGGAAAGTTAACCAATCTCAAAGATATCATTGTAGACTACAATGAAGATATTGAACAATTGGAACAAACTGCTGGATTCACATTTCAAAGATTTAATGAGCAGTTAGACAGCATTAACATAGAAGATTTTGATCAAGCATTACAAACCGATTGGTTTATGCCCAAAGAATATAGAGATTTTGATGTTAAAAAATTCTGTATTGATCGATGTACAACTTTAGAACAAACAGCAAGAGTAGAAGCAGAAATGGATGCGTACGAAGCTAGAGGAATGACTCCGTTGCTACAATGGACTAAACACTTTGTGGATACTTGCAATGAAAATGGTATAGTTTGGGGAGTGGGCAGAGGCAGTAGTGTAGCCAGTTTTGTGCTATTTTTGCTAGGCGTACACCAGATAGATTCGGTGAAATATAATTTAGACTGGCAGGAATTCCTGAGATAAGTACTAATATAATCTAGGAGATTAATATGGCAAATGACAAACAAATATATAAAACTGCTAAGGGCAGAGAAATTGACATGATGAAACTAGTTCGTCAAAACGAGCTTGTTCCAGCTGTGGGTAATGCTAAGGTAAATGCCCGTGGTGATAAGTTAGGACCTGGTGGCAAAATTATTGTTAAACGTGAAGAGCGTCAAACTGCTGCAAATCAGATTCCAGAACAATTAAGTATTCGTCAAGCACCGGAACCAGTAGTTGCACCAAAAGCAACCGAGCCAGCTCCAATTGCTATTGAAGAACAAGTAAAACCTTTAACAGCGGCACAAAAAGCCAAGGCAATTAAAGACATGGACCCAGAAGGTAACGAATGAAAGTAACAGGCAAAATCATTCCTATACGTGACAATGTTTTAGTCACTGATATGAACTTTGATCAACGTGTATCTAAAGGCGGTATTGTACTACCAAGCGATGACGGTAAAAGCGAAGGTGTTAGGCATCGTTGGTGTCGCGTGTGGGCAATTGGTCCAGAACAACAAGATGTTAAAGTTGGTGAATGGATTCTAGTTGAACATGGTCGATGGACACGAGGTGTAACAGTGGAATTGGAAGATGGTACCGACATTATAATGCGCCGAATAGACCTTAAAGGCATTTTAATGGTTACTGACGAAGATCCGGGCGAAAATACGTTTGGAGTGCATAGTAAAGTAGAACATCAATCATTTGATCCAGGTACTTTTGCTCGTCCAAGTTTCGAACAATAAATCTAGTATTCGAGCAACAGGGCTATTGACTAGCCCTGTTTTCACCTGTATACTACACTAAAGGAGAATCTTATGAGTACACATGGAGAAGCTGTAGCAGATATTAAGAAAGCAAAGAGTGTTTTAGAGGCGGGCCCCGAGGAAGCAACTAAAAAGTTTTTCACACATACTAGTGTTAGTATGATCAAAAGCGGAGTTAGAATTGCGGCAGGACTAGCACTTGCTGGCGCTGGGTGGTTAGAAATGAATCCCTACCTACAGGCCGCAGGAGTATTATTAATAGTAGCAGAAGTATTAGGCATTGCCGAGGAACTAGTATGAAAGAGTTGTGGGTAGAAAAATACCGTCCTAAATCCGTTGGAGAATATGTGTTCCGAGATGAGTCTCATAAAAGACAAATTAAATCCTGGATCAGCGACGGCAGTATTCCGCATTTGTTGTTGAGTGGAAGCCCTGGCATTGGCAAGACTACCCTGGCCAAAGTTCTGGTCAATGAGATTGGAATTCCAGAATTTGATGTGCTAGAAATTAACGCCAGTAGAGAAAACAGTGTTAAGGACGTTCGAGATCGTATTACAAACTTTGTACAAATGATTCCGTTTGGTCCGTTCAAAGTGGTCTTGTTAGACGAAGCAGATCGGTTGAGTCCAGAAGCACAGGATGCACTGAAAGGTGTCATGGAACAGTATGCGGCTCACAGTAGGTTTATCCTAACATGCAATACTCCTAGTAGAATTGTGCCTGCACTACATAGTCGTTGTCAGCAGATGCACTTTGGATCTATCGATCAAACTGAGTTCACTGCCCGTGCAGCCACAATTTTAGTGGAGGAGAACATTGAGTTCGACTTAGATACCTTGGATACTTATGTGAGGAGTGTGTATCCAGATTTGCGTAAATGTATCAATTTGCTACAACAAAACAGTTTTGATAACAAATTGATCGATCCCAAAGCAGAAGACAGTGGAGTCAGTGACTACAAACTTGAAATGGTTGAACTGTTTAAGAAAGGCAAGATTACAGAAGCACGTAAACTAGTATGCGGTCGTGCTAGACCAGAAGAAATGGACGATATCTTTCGCTGGTTGTATGACAATATCACAGTGTTTGGCGACGATGCGGCACAAGATAAGGCCATCCTTATTATTAAACAAGGTGCAACAGATCATACATTCTGTATTGATCCAGAAATTAATCTAGCGGCTACACTGGTTAGACTAAGTCACTTATGAAAGAAAAGTTTGTAGATGCTTACATGGATGTTGCTGAACGATTTGCAGAGCTTAGTTCAGCACGTAGACTCCACGTTGGTGCTATTGTGGTCAAGGATGATAGGATTATCTCTATTGGTTACAATGGTATGCCAGCGGGCTGGGATAACGACTGTGAATACGAAGTAGAAGAATTTCAAACAGAGTACGGAGTAGGATCGAAGCTTGTTAAAACAGGCGAATTAAAAACTAAACCAGAGGTACTACATGCTGAAACTAACGCCATTGCGAAACTTGCTAAGTCTAACGAATCTGGTATGGGTGCTACTATGTTTATTACCCATGCTCCATGTTTGGACTGTGCCAAACTTATCTACCAAAGTGGTATTAGCAGTGTTCTATATCGGAACACTTATAGGGATTCTGGTGGCCTGGAATTTTTATCCACCTCAAAAGTGGAAGTAAATAAAGTTTAACGCGGGATTGGTGAAGTGGTATCTCGAGACCTTGCCAAGGTT